TGTTAAAAATAGATTCAGAAGCATTTTCAGAAAGTATGCATAAAAATGCTGACGATCTGCTAGAAGCAATAATAGAAGCAATGGGAGGTAGTGTTACCACTACAAAAAAAGAACACAATTTCTGGAAAAATAAAAATGTATTGAGGGGTGGAAAGATAGTAGAGGTGAAAAAATGAAATACTACCAAAAAGGATATATATCAAGTGAGAATAGAGAAAGGCACGAAGCAAAGTTGTTAGCTAATGAATTGTATATGGCTCCATTTTATAGATATCTAAAAGCAGAGAAGAAAAGTAAAACATTTAAAAGCAAGTTTCACAAAAAAGCGTATAATCACTTAACAAAGTCTATCCAAAGGTTGAATGAAATAGCAATGGAAGACTTTAGATAGGAAGGTGTGTTATGTGTACTATTTTAAATGCTACCAATTGGGTATTGAGAGCAGATCTCGAAAAGAGAAATGCCAGAAGAAATGGTACTTTTCAATTTTATTCAAAGAGGTTTGTAGATAGAGAAATTTGGCAAGGTTCGGAAGGTGTCTTCCTTGCTAATAAGGTTATGACTTTCTCTAGAATAATTATGCAAATGAAGAAATCATGTATTTATAGCAAAGAAAATGAAAGAACTTGTACTAGGTATAAAAGCAGGATTTAGTTTATTCTATTTAAATACCTATGAACCAAATGCTGCTATAGATGATGTAAAGAAAGAATTAGAAGAGTTAAAAGAAAATGGCACAATATCAAATATCAAAGAGTGGGATTTTACAGAAAGTGGTGATCCTTCAGAAGTAATAGAAATGCTTTCTGGTGAAAATGCAGAAAATAGAATGGTGGTAATAGCAAAGAATCTGAATTGGTTTATGCAGGAAGAGGTGGAAGGTAGTAGAACTATTAATCAGTTTCTATTAAATAATATTGAGAAGTTTTCCACTGCTGGTAATAGGAGATCATTAGTAGTAGTATCGGCAGATCCTATAGAGAAAGCTATTCCAGCTTGTCTAGTCCAGCATTTCAGATATATAGAATTTAAGCTACCTGATAGAGAAGAAATAAAAGAGTTATGGGAAGCATTTAAAGAAGATTATAAAGAAAATCCAAATTGGAAATTACCGGATGATGAAAAACTGGTAATAGAGTATGCTAGAGGGTTGACTAGAACTGGAGTAGTAAATGCTTTCTCCCTTGCTACTATTAAAGGGAAGGGAAAGATAGATCCTTTAGAGATAGCTTATTTAAGAGCAGAAGAAATTGAAAAAACACCGGGTGTGAAATTGGGGAAATTCGGAAAAAACTTCTCTTCTCTAAAAGGTTATGATGTAATCAAGAGATTTGTTAAAACTACTGGTAAATCTAAACTAGCTAAAGGTGTATTACTTCTTGGACCTCCGGGGGTAGGAAAGACACACTTTGCAGAATGTGTAGCTAATGAACTTGGTTTACTTTGTATTATTGGTGAACTTGCGGAACTAATGGGAGAAGGTTTAGTAGGACAAGCAGAAGCAGCATATAAGAAATTTATTCAAGTAGTAGTTGCTAATGCTCCTTGTGTTCTGGTATTGGATGAAGTAGAAAAAGGACTTTCTGGAGTTAATAATAAAGGTACTAGTGGAGATTCTACTACTAAGAAATCTGCTTCTCAATTGTTGAAACTTATGTCTAATGAGGTGGAAAGAGAAGGTTTATACATTATGGGAACTTGCAATGAAAAAGATTCTCTACCTCCAGAATGGTTAAGAGCAGAAAGGTGGGATGGAGTATTTTATATTCCATTACCAAATAGTGCAGAACAGAAAGCTATTCTAGATCACTATATGAAAGAATATGATGTAAAAGGGAAAGCACCAAATATGAAAGGTTGGAGTGGAGCAGAAATCAAAACCTGTTGTAGACTTGCCAAAATGATGAATACTACTCTAGATGATGCTTCAAAGTTTGTTATTCCTATTAGTAAAACAAAGAAAGAAGAAATAGAAGCATTAGAAAAGTGGGCATTTGCTGGTAATTGTTTAATAGCAAGTACGCCAGAAGATAAGAAAGAAATAAAAACAAGCAATAAAAGAGCAGTAGACTTTTAATCAAAGGAGAAAAAAATGAATGAACAGGAATTTAAAGAAAATTACAAATGTATGCAAATGAAAATATCGTATCCTAAACTTCAAGGTGATATTGATATTGAATTGCCTCTGTTTAGAAGAAGAGTAGAAAACACATTAGAAAAAGCTAATAAGATGTTTGGAGAATTACAGCATGTTCTATTGATAGATATAACAGAGAATAATACTAATGTAGCAGTTGTGGTAATGAAACACATTGAAGATGAAAATGTAGAACATTTTATGAAAATATTAGGTGGAGAAGTAATGGTTGAAGCTGCTAGATCTAATGGTAGAGATGAACTATCAACAACAGAACTAATACAAATTATGTCAGCAATGCAAAATGCTGAAGAAGAAAAGGAGCAAAAATGAAAGTACAAAAAGTAAATACAGAAGGAATTTTTCTAAATGTCAAGATAAGAATGTGGGGAGCGAGTAGTAAAGTAGAGAAAGACAAGCTTGGCTCCCTTCCTTCCGATATCGTAAAAGCTACACAAGCACTAATTTTGGAAGAAGATAAAGAAAAGCTTGAACAATTGGGAAAGATTAAAACAAAAGTCACTGTTACCTACCTTAATAGTGTTTCTTTTCCATTTCCTGTACTTGGATTTGTAATGGTTCCTAGAGAAAGAGTAATGGAAATTGATAGGTACTTGGAAGAAGTAAAAAAGGAATTTTTTGAAGTAGTAGATGGAATGGATATTGAAAAATACAAAGAAAACTTTAAAGCTAAACACCCTAAGTATTATAAACCAAACAAGTATCCATCGCAAAAATATTTTAGATCCCATTTCGCTTTCGAGTGGAGTTTTAAAGATTTATCTCCTAGTGATTCTCTGAAGTCAATAGATCCAAAGCTGTACAAAGAAGAGCAGGATAAATTCAAAGAAGATATTAAACAAATGGAAGAAGATACAATAAATCTTATTTCTAATGACATTCTAATGAGAGTAAACAATCTAAAAGATATGTGTTCTGGAAAGAAGAGAATAAGCCAACGAACCATTAATGGTCTGGAAAGTCTTCTTGAAAAGTGGGATATGTTATGGAAAGGTTTTATTAGTAATGATGCTTTAAAAGAAGCAATTGCAAAAATTAAAGAAAACATAGTAGACCTAAATGCAGATGATTTGAGGTTCGATAGAGCAGCAAAAAGACAAGTTAAAAAAGCAGTAACAGAAATTATTGATACTGTACAAACTGAAGTAGAGAATATTGGAAAACGTGATCTGGTATTCTAAACAAAATACTCCCCATAGTGAGAAATTGCTATGGGGAGTATTGTTGTATGGAGAGAAGCATTTTTAATTATTAGTACGTTTAGCAAATCCGTCGTAGTAATTTCCCAAAATTTTTTAAATAGGAGATAGAAAAATGAAACCAAGAAATTTTCCAGCTAGAATCTATCAGAGAAGAGTAGAAGCAATAGAAAGATTAGAGAAAGAGGATTATAAACAAGGAAATGAAAAAGCTATTACCAATACAAAAGCAAAGATTAAACACCAAACACTTTCAGAACAAAGATCTGTAAGAACAAAAAAAGACAGAAGCTAGGAGGTAATTAAATATGGAAGCACCAATAACAAAAATGCGGTTATTACTGTTTGAAGACTGTAATAGAGGCTGTCCCGGTTGCTGTAACAAAGATTGGAATTTAAACACATTGCCAAAAGTAGAAGATGAAGACTTTAAACACTTTAAAGAATTTCTACTAACAGGAGGTGAACCATTATTAAAACCAGAAGTAGTAGTAGACACAATTTACAGAATAAGAAGAAATAATAAAGATGCAAAAATCTATGTCTACACTGCACAACTAGACATGCTTACTCCCTTCTACTATATTTGTAGAGTAGGAGTAGAAGGGTACACAGTGACCTTACACAACCAAAAAGATGTTGAACATTTCAATAATTTTCAACTTTGGTTTAATTTATGGTACAATGCAGAACGATACAGCATGAGAGTAAATGTGTTTAAAGGCATAGAATTACCGGAAATTATCTTCCCTTGGTGGAAAATAAAAAGAAATATGGTATGGAGAAAAAACTGTCCATTACCAAATGGTGAAATTTTTATGCGACTTTGAACAAAAATGTGGTATAATATAAACATAGGGTTAGAAAGGATAGATAGTAGAAGTCTACTATCCATTTATTAAAGGAGGCAAAATGGCAAAAAAACGAACAGAGAAGATACCAATAGAAATTGGTACTACTACTAAAGAAGAAATATTTAAATATATCTACAACCAATACAAAACTGCACCAGATCAAGAAGCATTTATAGTAGCTTTAAAAGATGATAACTATTCTATGGAAAGACATATGATAGTAGCTACTATGAAATACCTCTATCCAAATCAGAAAAACATAGAAGAAACAATAGAAGAATGGATAGTTAATATTGAAAAACATCTTAGTAAGAAAGTTTATTCGGATGCTATTAATAGAAAAGTAGAAACCTGTCAAGAAGAACTTGGGGAACTGTTGAAATGTTCTACTGGAGATGATATAAGAAATCGTTTAAAAGATATTGTAGTAGAGATAATGAGTATAGACAGAGCAGTAATAGAAATTGATAAAGGACCAATGATAGAAAGAATACCAGAAAAAATATACTATCCAACTACATTTCTCAATGTTAGAGTAATACTAGCAAGTCCCTCAAAATTTTCTACTGTAATGCTTTTTAATGGAGAACAATGGTTAGCTACTCTTGAATTTAATGAAGAGTATAACAAACCTTGGCATTTAAAAATGGTAGATGCTCTCCATAATACTGAAGAACGGTTTTATTCTACTAAAGAAAGTGGTATCAAAACAATGGTAGCTGAAGTAGTATTAAATAGATTTATGAATGCTGTACCTTTCAACTTCATAGAAGACATACAGGAAAAGGTGTCTAATGAAAAAAAGAAGACAGAGAATACCACTCCCACCAAAGAGAAAGAAACTAAGATTAAAGAAAATTAAGTATAGAATAGTAGGTAGATTATACTTCCCTGATTTTTACATACCATGTAAGATAAGAAGAGGTAGAAAGCTTTATGAAAGTAGACAGAGTATTAAATCCTGTATTAGTAAATACTTTCTACCGAATGATGAAACAACAAAGCTTTTTCCTGATTGTGCAGGATGTGAAAGATGGATAGAATACCTACCAGAAACTTATTATGGTGAAGTATTTGGGAAAGATTCTACCTATTCAGATGAACCAATTATACTTAAAACAAACAAAAGAAAAAGGAAGTGAACTATGGAAACACTTCCAGCAAGAAATGAAAGAATTGGATATGACAAATGTGTAGAAGATAATGTTTTAAAAGATGCTTTAATGGATCTAGCTTTGTTTAGCATAAATACTAAGAAAGGAGAAAGCATATTACAAAGATGGTTGAAAGAGTACAATAGTAGTCGATTATTTAGAGGTTATATTAATGAAGTTTCAAGAGAAAAAAGAAGCAAAAGGAAACAAAAGGCTTTATCAATGGTAATTAAAGAAAATAGAAAAGGAGGTGATAAAAGACTAGATAGTGATATCTATTGTCTATCAGTATTTAATAAGAAACGAAGGACTAAAAAAATAAGAAGGAGGATTATATTATAGGGGAGTAGTAAATGTCTTCTGAAGAAAAAAACTATAGTCCAGAAGAAAGAATAGAGGGTTTGGATAGTGTATCAGACTCCGGTGTAGAAGAAGAAGTAAAAGGGATGCTAAAAAACAGTTTTGTAGATCACAATGCAGAGAGGTCTACCATTCTATCAAACATCCTAAACAAATTATCTTCTTCCTCAAAACAAATTATTAATCTTGTATTAGATCCCCCAAAAGACTTAGAAGAAATCACTCTAAGTAAGGAGAAAGAGAAGTATATTACACTCATAGAGTTAGAAAGATATTTAGCATCATATGGTTGGAGTAGATATAAGATAGTAAAAGGAATTAAAGAAGTTCGTAAAGCATTAAACTATGTTTTTTATGATGTACAGAAAAAGGAGAAATTAAAAATGGCAAAAAAGACTACCACCAAAAAAACCAACAAGAAAAGCACTGCACCAAAAGATGGACGGTTAGCAAAATTAAAGAAATTTGCAAAGTTGTTGGAGATTCCAAAATATACAAAAATGAATAAAGATACACTTGAAGAAAAAGTTTTAGATGTAATAGAAGAGAAAGCAAGAGGTAGCAGGAAGTTCAGAAACTCAAAGGAAAATGAAGAAATGCTGCTTTTCTATAATTCTGTTGTAGATGAACAAATGGAAGATGATGAAGATGAAGTAGAGGAAGAAGAAACTGAAGATGAAGAAACCGAAACTGAAGACGAAGATGAAGACGAAGATGAAGAAGAAACCGAAACTGAAGACGAGGACGAAGAAGAAACCGAAACCGAAACTGAAGACGAAGAGGAAGATGAAGAGGAAGAGGAAGAGGAGGAAGAGGAAGATGAAGAGGAGGAAGAGGAAGACGAAGAGGAAGATGAAGAGGAAGAGGAGGAAGAGGAAGAGGAAGATGATGGTCTGGATGAAATGGATCGAAAGGAATTGAAAGCACACATTAAGGAAAATGATCTTGAAGTAAAAGTATTCAAGAAAATGTCAGACGATGATATTAGAGAAGCTATTAGAGCATTGGATGAAGAGGATGAAGAGGAAGAAGAGGAAGAAGAGGAAGAAGAAGAGGAAGTAGTAGAAACCAAAAAGAAACGTACTAAACTTGATGCAAAAAAAGGGAAAACAACCACTACTAAAAAAGACAAAGGAAAGAAAGCACCACCTAAGAGAGTACAAAATGGGCCGGGAGTAATTGATTCTATGGTGGAATTTTTGGAGAAAAAACCACTTACCAAGAAAGCATTGGTAGACAAACTTGCAAAGAGATTCGCTGATAGAAGCGCAGAAGGTATGGCAAAATCTGTTTCTGTCTATCTTGGTGGGAAGGCTCCAAAGATCATGGGAAGAGGATACACTGTTAAAGTAGTAGATGGTAAGTATATCCTCAAAAAAGGCAAAGGCAAAAAGAAGTAGTAGAATTGGTTTAAGGAAGTAATATGAATAAAAAGCCTCAATAGATTGTGCCTCTAGTATAGGTGCGTCTATTGAGGCTTTTTTTTATGCCTAAAAATTGAGGATACTACTATGGCAAAGGAAGGTTTTTATACAGAAGAGAAAATGGCAAAAAAGAAAAAACCTATTAAGAGATCAGTACTACTACCAAACGAAAAAGATGGTTGTGAAAAGTGTGGATTATACAAACAAACAATGTTGCATAATCCAAAATTAAAACCTTATGGTAGTTTCAGAAAAGAAGTACTTGTTATAGGAGAAGCAGTAACAGCAAAAGATGATTATAATGGAAAACCTTTTAGTATTAAGGATGATGCATGGAAAGTATTACATAAAGCCTTTCAAAATTGTGGATGGAGTTTATATAGAGATTGTAAAATAGTAAATTGCATAGACTGTAGATCAGTAAAAATAGTAGGAGAAGGACATGATTCTTTCATTACTGATAAAACACCTACTAAAACAGAAATACGATGTTGTTGGAATAGAAAGCTATCAGCTATTGAGAAGTATAAACCAAAAGCTGTTTTACTAGTAGGTGAAAAAGCTATATCTTCTTGGTATAGCTTTGATGAAGACAGAAACGCCTTTTCAGAAGTATCCTTGTCTAGTTGGAGAGGAAAAATAATAAAAGATAGAAAACTGAATATATGGGTAGGACATATATACGATCCTTCATACATAATTAGAGGAAAGGATAAATATTTTAATATTTATTGCAAAGAACTTAGGAACTTTCTAAAGAAAGTAGATGAACCACTTGAATTAGAACCAATGCCCAAAATCCACAACTTGAAAAAATTTGAAGAAGTAAAGAAGTTATTAAGCAGGATACTAAGAGAGAAAGGAGAGATCTGCTTTGACTATGAAACCAGTTCTTTTAGATACTTTGAAAATCAGCATGAATTATATTTAGTATCCATATGCTATAAAGGGAAGACATTTGTTTTTCCCTACGACTTTCCACATAAGTATAAGAATAATAGTAGAGTAGCATGGTGGAGTAGGTGGGAAAGAAGAGAAATAAAAAATCTACTAAAACGAATCCTTGAAGATCCTACAATTACTAAAGTAGCACAAAACATAAAGCATGAAATAATTGCTTCTGAATATTTGGTAGAAGATGCAAAAGTTAGAGGTGCAGCATTCGACACAATGATTGCACACCACGTATTAGATGAAACTGCTAAGACTACAGGATTAAAATTTCAAACCTTCTACCATTTTGGAGTATATGATTATAGTAGAGAAATGAAAAGATATATGGTAGCTGAAAGAGGAGAGAAAAATAATTTTATACTTGCTCCTACTAAAGAAGCTTTTAATTATTGTGGTTATGATAGTGCATTTACTAATAGAATAAAAAAGATCCAAAGGAGACAATTAAAAGAACAGAAACTAACCAAAGCATATGATTTATTGCATACAGGAGTAATAGCCTATGCCGACATAGAACAAAATGGAATTAAAATAGATGTAACATTAGCAAAGAAACTAAAGAACCAGTGGGATAATAGAATAGTAGAACTCAAAGACAGTATATTGAATAGTAAAGAAGCAAGGAGGTTTGAAAAGCTGAAGGGTAGACCTATGGCTTATAATAAAGAATTATCAGCAGCAGATTTGAGAGTACTACTATTTGATATACTGAAGATCAAACCAATAAAACACACCAAAACAACTTGGTCTGTTGATAAAGAAGTATTAACTAAAATTGCTGCTAGGAATAAACTAGAGATACTAGACCACGAATTGGAAATAAGAATACTACAAAAACTTTCTGGTACATACCTATCACAAATATTAGATAATGAAGTAAATGGGTTTATCTACCCAAATTTCAATCTACATATACCAGCAAGCTACAGATCTAGTTCTAATGATCCTAATTTACAGAATCAACCAAAGAGATATGAAGCAGGGAAGGAGATAAGAAGACTTTTTACTACTAGGTTTGGGCAGTTCGGACAGTTAGCAAATCCAGACTATAAAGCAATGGAAGTTAGAATTATAGCTTGTGTAACAAAAGATCCTGTACTAATAGACTTCATTGTTAGTGGTAACGATCCTCATGCCTATTGGTCAGAAAAGATATTTAGTAGAATCTTTAGTAGTAAAGAAAGAACAAAAGAATTAAGACAGGAAACAAAAAATAAACTTGTTTTTCCTTGCTTCTATGGATCTTTCTATAAGAAAACCGCACCCGATTTATGGGAAGTATTGACAGATGAAGAAAGAAGAGAATGGAAAAACTATAACAAATTCGAGCAACACATAGAAGATGTAGAAGACGACTTTTGGACTATGTTTAAAGTTACTAGAGAATGGCAGAATAATTATGTTAATAGTTATTATAAAAAAGGCTATATAAGAGATTACGCTTGGGGATTTATTAGAAGAGGTTATTTAGATAGAACGAAAATATTTAACTTCCCAATTCAAGGACCAGCCTTTCATTGTTTACAATGGAGTATTAATGAGATCTGGAAACAAAACTTCTTTAACATGAAGAGTCTACTATGTGGAGAGATCCATGATGAACTTTTTTGGGATAACTGGAGAAGAGAATTTCCAGTATTGAAAAAGAAAGTAGACTATATCATGACAGAAAAAATCAGAGAAGATAATCCTTGGATTATAGTACCACTAGAGACAGAATGGGAAATAGGTCCAAATTGGGCAGAGATGAAAGAAGTAAAATGAAAAAGAGAGAGAAGATAGTAATAGAAAGACTCCATTATAATCCAGTAGACCACATACCGAAAAAATGGTTAAGTGTAAGAAACAAAATACTATGGAAGATAAAACATAAGAAAGAATATGATGGAGCAGTGCGGTGTCCTATTTGTGGAAATGCTGTTGTCTATTCTATGGAAACTTTTAACTACTCCTTTCATGTTATGTGTAAAACCAAAGGATGTATAAATTTCTTTGAACACGGCACTGAATTTATGGGGAGATAAATTATGGTTTGGAAAAATGAAACAGGAAGTAAAATGCCTTTTGGTAAATACAAAGGGACATATATAGAAGATCTACCGTATTCTTATTTAACTTGGTTACTTGAACAAAGTTGGTTTGAAAAGCAATATAAGTTTTTAATGATAGAATGCAATGAAGAATGGTTAGAAAGAAGAGAAAACCAAGAAAGAATGGATGAATAAAATGAAACGAAAAGAATTAGTAAGACTTAGTAGAAATAATCTAGACGATGCAGCAGAAGAACAAGCGGAAAGATATTTAGATGCAGCAGATACACAAGCTGAAGTAGGAAGAAGAAAAGAAAAATTAGAGAAAAGAATAAAAGATTTTGAAGCAGATCTAGCAGGGAAATACAGAAAACAACCTATGAAATATTTAGGTACTGATAAGATAAGTGTACAAGATAAAGCAATACAAGAAAGAATTAGTAGACATAAAACTATTAGAAGACTTAGAGATGAGCTAATAGACATTCGACATGAATTTAATATGGCAGCTAATTTAGTAAATGCTTTAGACCAAAGAAGATCGGGTATAAAGTATTTACAAGAACTATGGAAAGGAGAATATTGGGGATTAGAACACAATGCAGATCCATTAGAAGAAGCAGATTTACGACTTAGAAAACAAAAAAGGAGAAATAAAAACAATGAGTAAAAAGAAAAAAACTACTAAAAGAAGCACTCCCGATTACAGTGGTATGAGAGAAGATGTAGACCATGTTGTAAAAAACAGAGGTAATACAGGGAAGTTTGGTAATTATTTTGTTGGAGATGTAGAATTATGGAAAGTTTCAGAAGATGAACACGAAATTGCTATTATGCCTTCTAAAATAGAAGATCCAGAAAACAGTATTTTCAGAAGTAATAATGCTTTAAACAAACCATTTAGAGAAGAAGACATTGAAAATGATAATTGTAGAATCTGGAGATTAACATTACTAATACATAGTAACGTCGGACCAAACCGTGATAGGATCGTTTGTCCGGGTACTGTTAAAAAACCATGTCCCATTTGTAATTTCATAGATACACTAGATCCAGAAGAAGATGAAAAACTTATTAATGATCTTAGAGCAACAAAGAAAGGGATTATGGCTATTTACTGTTTCGATTCAAAAAAGGATAGAAAAAAAGGTATCCAAATTTGGGAAGCACCACATAAAAAGATAATAGATGTTGTAGGTAGTATTGCTTCTAAAAATAAAAAGAAAGGTGGGTATAAAGATTTTTTTATTCCAGAAGAAAATTGGAATATCCTTTTTGAAAGAACCGGCAGCCGATTGAATACGGATTATCTAGATGTGAGAATAGAAGAAAGAGATGAGGAAGACCGATTTTCACCAAAAGAACTTAAAAAACTTTTAGCACAAGTACCAGATCTGGAACAAATAGTAGAAATTAAAAGTGAAGAAGAAATAGAAGAAATGTTTCCTATAGATGAACTAATGGAAAAACCAACAAAGAAAAACAAAAAGAAAAAACGACAGCGTTTTGACGAAGATGAAGAAACCGAAACTGAAGACGAAGATGAAGACGAAGATGAAGAGGAAGACGAAGATGAAGAAGAAACCGAAACTGAAGACGAAGATGAAGACGAAGATGAAGAGGAAGACGAAGATGAAGAGGAAGACGAAGATGAAGACGAAGATGAAGATGAAGAAAAACCTGATTGCTTTGGTTTAAAATGTAATAAGATAAGCAAATGTAAGAAGTGTGATGAAGATATTTGGGATGAGTGTTTTGAACTTACTGAAAAGAGGGATAGAAAGAAAAAAGGTAAGAAAGGCAAAAAATAATGAAGAAAAGAAAAAGAATAAAACTTGAAGATTCTCTTCCTAGAGTAGATCCAAGCATGTTTATTGGCAGTGGTTCTACTCTACACAACCTAAGACTAACAGGACATCCCGATTGTGCATATAAAAAAGGAACCTTTGTAAATATAATAGGAGATTCTTTTGCAGGGAAAACAGTACTAGCATGGACAATACTAGCACTTGCTTGTAGTGATAAGAGAGTAAAAGATTACGATAAATTTTATAATGAATCTGAAAACGGAGTAGGTTTTGATATAGAAGATCTATTTGGTAAAGTTGCAGCTAAGAAGGTTATAAGAGAAGTAGAAGGAGGTAGTTTTAAAAATTCTATTTATATAGAGAATTGGGCAAAAGACCTACCTAAGAGAATGTCAAAAAGACCAATTATAGAAGTACAGGATAGCTTTGATAATTTAAAATGCAAAGAAGAAGAAAAAAAGAAGGTGGAAGATAGAAACTATCCATCAAAACCAAGGATACTAACAGAAATCCTTAGAAGAAATGAAGGTACAGTAAAGAAAACAGGTAGTATTATTTTTATTGTTTCCCAAGTTAGGGATAATCTGGATGCTGTTATGTTTGGATCAAAAAAGCGTAGAACTGGTGGTAGAGCATTAAAGCATTACTGTGAAGTAGAAGAGTGGTTAGCAGCAGGAAAACCAATAACTAAAACATTTAGGGAAAGGAAAGAAGAAATAGGAAACTTTGTAGCTGTAAAGGTAACAAAGAATAGATCCACTGGTAGGAAAGGTAGAATAGAGTTTCCACTGATAGTAGATTATGGGATTGATGATATTCTATCACAAATATTATTTCTAATACAATATAAAGAATGGAAGAAAACTGATAGTAAAATAAAATCTCCTTGGGGTAATTATACACAACAAGCATTAATAAAATTGATAGAAGATGAAGGACTAGAAGAAGAGCTAAAAGCAGAAACCACTAAACTTTGGAGTGAGATGCTTAAAGCTATCAAAGTAGAAAGGAAAAGGAAGTTTTAATGATTATAGTAGACTGTAACTCATTATGTTACAAAGCTTTCTTCTCCTATGGTGCTCTAACTACTGCCGATGAAAAGACAGGAATTGTCTATGGATTTTTTAGAGATATTTATAATCTTAAAAAGAAGTATAATAATTTATCTCCATTTCTTTTTACTTGGGATAGCAAGGAAAGTAAGAGAAGAGAAATCTATCCTTTGTATAAAGCAAACAGGACCAAAACCAAGTCTATGCTTTCTGAAGAAGACTTTGCACAATTTGATTTATTAAGAACACAAGTACTACAAGAACTTGGATTTACAAATATCTACTATAGAAATGGATATGAAGCAGACGATTTAATAGCTTTAATTTGTCATAAATTTAAAAACAGTAGAAAGGTAATAGTATCATCAGATCAGGATCTATATCAATTATTATCTTCTACTACTATGATGTACAAACCAAAGAAGGATCAGGAATATACTCTAAAAGATTTTAAACGGCAGTATAAGATAACTCCTGTACAGTGGGCAGAAGTAAAAGCTATTGCTGGTTGTTCTACTGATAATGTAAAAGGAATTAGAGGAGTGGGAGAAGCTACTGCTATAAAGATTATCAAAGGTACACATAGCCAGAAAGGAATGGTGAAAATAAAACAACAACAAAGCATAATAGATAGAAATAGAGAATTAGTGAAACTCCCATTTGAAGATTTTCCTATTAGAATACCAATAGAAGATAGTTTCAATTGGAAAGCATTTAAAATTTACTGCTATAGATTTGGTTTTAATTCTATAATAACAGAACTACCAAAATGGAAACAATTATTTTTAGATGGTACTGTAGAGTACTTTTAAACAGAAAGGAGAATAACATTGAAAGATAAGAAAAAAAAGAAGGTAGATCCTATTAGTAGAAACTTTAAAGAAATGATAGCAGCATTAGAAAAAGGATATGAAGAATATAAAAGATTTAAAGTAGACAAGGTTATGGTAGCTGCTAAAAATTCCAGAGATTGTTTAATGGTAGTACACAAAAGGACAAAAGAAAGTAGACAGCTTATACAGGACAAAAAAAATAAACGAATGGCAATGAAGAAGAGTGGTTAAATAATATTAATACTGCTTGCCGGGGGAAGAGTGGCTTGTTTCACTTGCCGTTCCGTTCGATTCGGAACTTTAAAAAGTCGGGTTGACGAGTTGGTTCGAGTCCAACTAAGCAGTAAATAAAAAGGAGTAAACAATGTTTAATAAACTTGCTTTCTGTTTTTATGTTTTATTTGCAGCACCTCTTTCTGCTCTTATGTATTATTTAATAGGAGAGCATAAAGTATTTTCACTAGTGAAAGCAGATATAAAAGCAGGATGGGGGAGACTTAATGAAGAAGAGAAAAAAAATAAACGTAGAAAGGATAGTAGCAAACAAAAACAAAAGAAGAGGTAGAAGTGTAGAAAAGAGAGTAGCCGACTATCTAGGCTTTGATGCTAAAGGTTTGTATGGTGGAGAAGACGCAAAATTAGGAATTTTCAGTGCAGAAGTAAAAGACAGGAAGAAGTATGCAGGTGCTACTATGTTCAAACAAGCCGAAACAAATTGCAAAAAGGCGAAAAGGAAAATACCAATATTAGTAGTGCATACAACCAATGGTAGAATAGAAGATTCACTAGTACATATGAAAGCAAAGGATTGGATGGATCTATTTACCTTTGCTATGGAAAAGGGATATGTTAAAAAGAATAGAAGCTAAAAACTTTCAATGCCATAAATCTACTAATATTGAATTAGCTGAAGGAGTAAACTACATAATAGGAGACTCAGGAACCGGAAAGACTTCTATATTTCAACGTCTACCCAAGTGGTTGTTTTTTAATATTTCTCCTAAAAATCTAATTAGACATGGACAGAAAGAAGTACAAGGAAAAGCTGTTTTCAGTAATGGAACTATAGTAGAGAAGACAAAAGGAACCAAAGGAATACAGATGAAGCTGAATGGTGAAAAGTTTGAAGCAGTGGGTAGATATGTTCCAGATGAAATAAAAGAAGTAATAAATCTAACAGAAAATAATTTTAATAATAATGGTAGACTCCTATTGAATATTAGACCGGGAGATAGAGCAAAGTTTATTAACAAACTTATTAATTTAGAAATAATAGATAAAGCAAGCAAAGAAGCGAATAAAGATATTATTAAAATCAAAACACGACTCAAACACAAAGAAGAAGAAATAAAGAAAACAAAAGAAGAATTAAAAAAAATAGCATGGATACATTATGCAGAAGGAACTTTAGCTGTTCTGACAGAGATAGTGAATAAGACCAGAGAGGTAGACAGGAAGATAAGAAAAACAGAGGAGATCCTAAAAGAAAGAGAAGAAATACTATCTGATATTAGAACACTTGAAAAAAATTATCCACCTATAGAGCAGATAGAAAACATGGTTGGTTTGGCTGAAAAGATAGAAGATATAGAACAGGCTATAAATGCAATAGAAAATCTATTAGCTGAAGAAGTATCTATAACAGAAGAGATGAAAAATATTGAACGAATGTACAAAATGTATAAAAAGCAATTGATAGAAGAGTTTCCAGATATTTGTCCTTTATGTAATCAAGAAGTAAAGAATAAAAAAGGTGTACTATGAAACCCACTGCTTTGTTTTGTGCTGATTTACATATTAGACTACTTGCTCCAAAATGTAGAGAACAAGAAGAATTTGAAGAATCTATGTTTTCTAAACTAGGCCAATTAAATATATGGCAACATAGGTATAAAGTTCCTTTGGTAGTAGTAGGAGATGTGGGGAATATTCCTGAGTGGCCTAATATTCTTCTTACCAAAATGCTTCCTTACTGGTATCAAAGTGGTTGTAGAAGAATAGTAATACCGGGGCAGCATGATCTACCAGAACATAGATTAAATCAGTGGATGTTTGGAGCATTAGGATTATTACATGGAATAGGTGCTATAGAAGTAGTAATAGATAGAGAAGAGCATGTAGTAAAATGGGGAGGAATCACTTTAACTTTCTCTGCTTGTCCTTATGGGGAAGATCCATTACACATTATGAAAGAGGGAATGCCAAATATTCTACTGATACACAAATTAATAATAGACGATCTGGAAGAGAAATATTTAGGTAGTACTACTACTACTGCTAGATCCATGCTAAATAAATTTACTGAATATGATTTAATAGTATCTGGTGATAACCACAAACCTTTTGTAATGAAGAAGGGAAGAAGATTATTAGTAAATTGTGGTAGTATGATGCGAACTAGAATAGATCAAGTAGATCACAAACCTAGAGCATACCTATGGTATGCAGAAACAAACACAATAGAGCCTCTATTCTTCAAAATAAAAAGAGATGTAATAAAAAAGGTATCAATCAGTGGAGGTAATTCAAAAGAAAGGATGAATACCTATGTCAAATATTTATCAAAGAAAGTAGACCTAAGTCTATCATATGAACACAACTTAAAACAAATACTACTAAAAAACAAAACAGACAGAAAAGTAGAAAAAAAGATTTGGAGGTATGTAAATGGATAGGACTGAAAAGCTACTACATCTTAAAGAAAAAATTACTTCTATTGAAAAAAGAAAAGATAGACTAAAAGGTAGACTAGATTCCAATAACAAAGAACTATCAAAGATAGGATATAGAAATAACAAACATGCTAGAAAAGAACTGAAGAAGCTAAAAGTATTGAGGGATGAATATATGAGGCTACTAAGAAAAGAAGAAGAAAAGATAGAAGAATATGACGATATCAATTGAACACTACAAAGAGAGAATACAATTTCTAAAAGGAAAAGCAGCACAACTGCAAGAAGATTTGTTTTTACAAAATATAGAAAAAAGAAAGCTGAAGAAAGAATTAGACACGGCAAAAAAAGCACAAGCTATTATACAATATGCAGCACAAGCTACTCAAAAGAAAATAGAATATTCTATTAGTGAAATTACTTCTCTTTCTCTTTCTGCTGTATTTGATAGACCATATAAATTCATCTGTAGGTTTAAAAAATTTGGAAGTAAAAGTACCCATTGTGATTTTCTATTTAGTGTAGATGGAGAAGAAATAGATCCTACATCTTCTGATTCTGGAGGTGCTTGCAACATTGCTGCTTTAGGTCTACTATGTACTATATACACTTTAACACAACCAAAGACTAGACCTATTTTATTTATAGAAGAACCATTCTTAGAATTAAAAGGAAGGAGGGCAAATATTAGAGGACTGAAATTGATAAACTTATTGAGTAGAAAACTCGGTATTCAATTCATTATTATCAGTGATGAAAGAGTAGATATAAAATATATAAAGAAGTATTCAGATAAAGTGTTTAAAGCAACAATGGAAAAAGGAATATCTATCATAAAGGAAATAAAATGAACGATAAGTTTAAATATTCTGGATTTGTAGGAATGGAGTTTTCTACTATTAATAGAGTAGAAAAAGAACATTTGGAAAACTACATAAAAATGAGTACAGATAATAATCCAATACATTATAGTGATAGTGTAGCACAAAGAACAATCTTCAAAACGTGTATAGTACCGGGAGTAGTACTACTAGGATTTGTTGCTGGTTGTATCGAAAATAGTGCAAGATTGTTATTGAAAAACCACATTCCTATTATAAAAAACTTTGAAGCAAAGTTTATTAATCCTGCCCATTTTGGAGATGTAATAAAAACAGATTTGCTTATTTCAAGCACAAAATATAATACGATAGGAGCATATATTTATTGTGGTTTATTAAAAACAAACAGGACAATATTAACAGTAGAAACTAATTTTAAACTAATAGAAGTAAAGGAGGAAAAAACAGAATGCCAATGCCAGATTTTATAGAATGTTCTTGTGCAGTATGTGCTAAACAATGTAATTTTAGACCGGGATATTTTAAACCAGAAGAGATAGATAAGGTAGCAAAATATCTTAACATGGATGTAGAAACGGTTTTCTACTCCTTCCTTGCTGTAGATTGGGATGACAGAGAGGAACACAATGGAGAAGTAATATTTATTATTGCTCCAGCATTAAAAGATTCTCATACTGGAGTAGAGTATCCAGAGTATCCTTCTGGTGAATGTTCCTTCTATATGAATAAGACATGCACCATTTATCCTGTTAGACCTTTTGAATGTAGACTTTTCGATCACAGACTTTCACAAGATTACTATAGAGAGAAGAGATTGGAAGTAGTTCAAAGCTGGAAGGGTAAAACAGAGATGATAGAAAAACTTCTTGGTAGACCTCCACAAGCAAAGACATTACATCTCCAAGATATAGTTAATCACTGGTGGTAGTCAACATAAATCCCCTATGGTAAAAACATCTACCATAGGGGATAGACCAGTAGAGAAAACGGCAAAAAACTCCACTGGATTATTTAAGCTTGTTTAGTAATGTATCCGTTTTATCACTTTCTGCTTTAATTGCTTCTATTACTTCTGCTTCTGATTTACCACTAATCTGCTGGAGAAGTAAAATACCTAACAGCACTAGATCGGATGCTGTATTAATCATTTTTAATTTTTCATTATCCATCGTTCACCTCCATCAGTATTTCTATAATAGCATTTTTAATCTTGATCCAAGTCATAAGATCATTACCAAAATCATAATCTTCTCCTAACATTACTTCCCAACCATCCAACAAAGCATCTGCACTAGTGAATAGTTCCTTTGCTTTTATGTGTGTTTCCATTGGTATCTGATCTTGTACTATTAAATACTGCTCAATGAGTAGATTAAGTTCTGTTCTAGCTGCTAGATATTTCTTATCAGAAGTATTTAAAGCTGTTGTAGCACAACCTATCCCAAATAGTAGGAGGGCTGCTATAATAGCACTCTTATAAATCCAATTTCTTTTCATAGTTTCCCTCCTACATAGTAATTTTCTTACTAGCTGTTACTCTTCCAATAATGGTTAAAACTACTCCAACAGCACCACCGATAGCAGTAGCAATATCTGCTAGGGTAATCTGGTCGTCTGCATTTAGAGTATATCCAAAACCAGAAAGAATAAGAGCTACCAACATAAAAATAGATCCCCAAATAGTTTTACTTGCATACCATTTTTTTGTATCCATGATTTAATCTCCTTTTTCTTTTTTGTCTTTGATAAGTACTTTAAGCATTCCTTCTATGTTTGCTGTTTTTTCTCTCATATCAGCTACATCGTCTTTAATATCTTTTATATCGCCTTTCATTTCTTCTACACAATTATCTACATCTTGTTTTCTTTGGTGTATTGTTTCTTCGTTTTTTTGTACATCCTTCTTTAGTAGTTTTACTTGTTCATCAGCATCTACTGCTTTATTAAATACAAAAGCTGCCATAAATCCTAAAACAGTAAGCAAAGATCCCAAAGCTAGCTTTCTTATGAGAGGACCATAACCATTTACTACTTGTTTTATTCTGTTTTTTACCACTTTACATTTTAGCCTCCTTTCTACTCTCTTAATTCAAAATGTGGTAGGTCATCAAAAGTTTGGTCATTTACTCTTCTATTCATGTTCCAATCAGCACCGTGTCTAATTTTTATTCCCATCTGTGCAGCTACTCCTAAGACAAAACCACTGAAGTAATACCATTCTGCTAAATCTTTACTATATGTCTTCGTTCTATAATCAGGCCAAACTACATTTGGTCTATCTAGTCCCCAACATCTCCAAGGTACTACATCTACTGCTATAGAAGGTAGTTTGTTATGTGCGCTATTAGGCCAACGTACTTTACTTACTTCTCTTGGTAAAGCATTTTGCTCCTCCATAGTTCTATGTCCACATAAGACAGCACAATCCCAATGTTGTACTACTGTTTCAAATAGTAGTATCAGTGGTTGTCTACAAGTATAAAGTCTTTGTTTGCTTATTTTCCCAAAGTATGGCATTAGTCATCATCTTTTAATATAAGTATAGGTTTTATAAAATTTAATTCTATACCACTAATAGCAATTGGTAAGTCATCTAACGTTGCTTCTATTCTATTCACTGGTATTTCTACTTCTTCTTTAAGAAAAGAATCTAAATCTTCTGTATAAGCTCTTAAATCTTCTATACTGTACTGGTTCCCATTTCTCAAAACTATTTCACCTTTATCATCCTTCTTGGCATGTCTTTTACTTAATTCATCTTTCAAAGTAGCAAACTTTTTATACTCCTCTTTCAAATATTCACAAACTCTAAGTACTCTATTCAGTACTTTGGTATTTCTAAACTCTCTCTTTAGTAGAGATTGATAGACACCATGATTAATTAATTCTAAATGCTCATATGTAACTTTTACTCTTTCTTCTTTAGCCGTTTGTTTTTTTGCCATTTTAAAATCTCCTTATGCTGCTTTTAATAATTCTATCTCCTCTCTTAGTTCTTTTATTTCATCGTGTAATTCCTGTACATATTTCACTGTATAGGCTATCTCTACTCCACTGTTTGTACAATATTCTGATTTTCCGTTTGGGTGTATTACTTCTCTTACTGCTTTATCTAATCCAACCTTCAACCATTCTTGTGCTGTTATACTTGCTATCACTTTATCAGGTAGTAGATCCATTGTATGATATTTAGGAGTTATACTTCTCATTTTGTCTTTAATAGAATCTTGCATAGGTATAATATTTGCTTTTCTTCTTTCATCAGAGGTATCCCAATCTTGATAGACATAAGTATAACCATCTCCTCTTACATACATTAATCCCGATTCACTTGAATTTTCTACTATAAGTGGATAATATGAAGAAGTAGCTCCTCTTGCTGTCGCTCTAAGAGTAACATAATCATTATCACTACCTCCCCCGAAAACACAATTAAGAGCATAAACTCTATCCCAAGGATAACTACTAGTTCCTAAATATACAGCATCATCACTGTCTGGATAAATACCACCATAACTACCACTTGGAGTATAGAAAAAATAAATATCCAAATCATTATCATGTAGAGCAACTAAAAACTGCGAAGTACTACCGGTCCAAGGATGTAAATATAAAAGAGAAGAGGTAGTAATTTCATCACTATAAAATGCCTGTATATAAAACTCTGCATTTAAATATGAAAACATATTTAAAGCACTATCAGTATTTGGATCATTCCAAACTATAACTGCTGGATCTGAAGCATCAGCAAGCATGGTAATGTCGCTTCCTGCTGTTAATGCCAAAGAAGAAACACCGTTTGATCCAATAGAAAGATATTCACTATTACCAATTTTAAAATATAAATTACCATCACCATCTATTAAACAATGTGCATAACTTTCATTTCCTATTGTTACTTCTTCTGTGGTTAAATCCAGATTGAAGTATAAAATTGCAGCAGTAGTATATCCTTGAATACCATTATTATTAATAATCATTCCACCGGGATCTGTATCAGAATCTTGTCCAGAAGGATCTGCACTTGTTTTAATTACTCCACTAGTATAAACTTGTATCTCACACTCTTTAACATATCCATGAAAAATAGTAGCAGTACTTCCATCAATGGGAATATCCAGTGTAATACCATACAAATGATGTATCATTCTGATACCCATTGTTGGATCTAGTAAAATGTAATCCTGCCCACTACCCACTCTAAGGATACCGGGAAGTACTGCTGGAATACTACCAGAAGAAACGGTAGATTGACTACCAACTATCAAAGGTTGCCAAACTACCATTGTTCCATTTTGAGAAAGAGTAAGTCCTTGTGGTGCTAGATCTTCAAAATTATCTAAAGTCCATTTATAAATAGTAGCTTCTATCTTTAAAGAACAATCTTTATTTACTTCTATACTATCTATTAATGCTTCGTATAAACCACCATACTTGGTATCATTGATAGTAACAAGTTCACCGGGTAGTAATCCTGTTCTATGTGGACCTAATACAAAGGTTATTTCTGCTTTTCTACCATACTTCCACTGATAGTAGAGCATCCCTAGCTTTTGAGCATTTACTGAATCATTAACAAAAGGAACTTCAAACAGATCACCAGAATATTCATTTGTATTTATTTTAGCAGGAACAGTAAATCTAGTTAGCTGATCTATTGGTTCATCTGTTTGTTGATAGGCAATGTCTCCACAATCATAAAAAACATCCTTGGTAAATAAAGAGTAGTCAAAAGTAGTATGCTTTTGTTCATTGCATTTTATATCTGCATCTGTTAAAGTAGCTTGTGAAGTAGTATCTAATACTCTTAGTGTTATGTGTCCTTGGCAATAATCAAAAGCACAATGACATTGTGAAAGAAGATTTGCTATTAATTCTTTTCTATCTATTCTCTTCCAGAAACCGTGATTCCATTCTAGATTCCATGCAGAACTATCAAATGTAGTAGCAGCATCAGAGAAATCTAATAGATGTCTAGGAATACCCATATCTACTAAGATATACTCTAATACATCAGCAGGATTTGTTATAGATACAGTATCACTTCGACTAAACTTTACTAGTGCATCTTCTAACCAAGCACCATCACCTTTCCATAAACCATTAGTAACAGGAGAAGCAGGAGGACTACTACTATCGCCAGTGGTAGGAACAAATTGGAAACATCTATAAGTTCCACCAGTATTCCCTGTTTCCGTAGTTTGATTAAATTCATATGTACCATTTTCCCATACTGAGTTTCCATACTTCCTAGGTGCTCTTACTTTGGTAACAGTATAGGTGGGACCAGAAGGACCGAGTAGATATCTTCTATCATTGCTGACAAAAACAGCACGAAGTGGAATATAAGCAGTACCAAATACTACTGGTACTATAGCACCATCATCTCTATTACCGTAGTCATTATCTTCTTCTGGAAATTCATTGGAAGTCAAAGGACTATTAGGCCACGTTCCTTTTAAGAACTTGTAAATATAATCTACACAATCAAATTTTAAAGTTTCTTCTACTGTCTGTGGAGTTACTTTTGCAGTAAGTAGAAATTCATAGAAGACATCTTCATTTGTTCCATCACTTAGGACTTGCCGAATCATTACTTTACAAGCATCAAAGTCTTCTGGAGTTAGAGCATTATTTGGATTTACTACTGTAAAAGTACATCTAGAAGGTGCTTGTAAATCAAACTCACTCTTTGCTCTAGTCATTTTTGAGAAGTTAAAATCTTTAATCTTGGCAGTATAATTATGCCCATCATAAGCACAATTAGTAGTACTCCATCTATAAGTAGGTGTAGCAGGATATCCAGAGGAGTCATCTGTCATAATCGCACCACCACCCACACCAAAGGTAACATCTGAATCACCTTGAAAAGCTACAGCTTGCCCACCAGCATATAAAGTAAATTCAAAAAGCCACTTTACTTCTAGATTTGGTTCAGTTAAAATAACTTCCTGTATGGAATCTAAATCAATAGTCATTATGATACATAGCCTAACACTTTAAATTTGATAGAAACAGAATGGGCATATCTACCAAAACTCCTTGGGAGTCTTCCAACAAACTTTACTACATATGTATTTCCATCATAATGTGTCCACTGAATACTTCTTGCTGTCCCATTAGCTTTACTGCTATTATGATAGAACTCCATTATAGTACCAGCATCAGCAGCCGACATATGATCCCACCGCAAAGTAGCAAAAAATATAGAAGCATTAGACAAGGCTATACTACTTTCAGATCCATCATCATATTCATGGGTAATTATATTTTTATAACCTTCTTCTTCTATTACTTCTTGTGGTTGTAGAGTTAGAGTATCACCAGTATAATCTGCCGTATCAGCAGATAAATAATCTTTCATAGTCTTTGCTGCCATACTTTCGCCTCTTATAGATTAGGGTTTGTTTCTTTTTGACTTGCTATTGCATCAGCAATTACTTTACTATCAAGTTGGACTATTACTCTATACTCTCCGTCTACCATTTGTACAGGTATTCCATCTCTTCTCATTTCTGCTACAATTCTTTCTGCTAAATCCTGATTATCATCAATGGAGCCTACTTCTACTTGTACTTGTTTAATAGCATCCAAACCAGCTTGATAGATATCCTTATATTGTGCTTCATCAGCAGCAAATTGTTTCATAAAAGGTAGATAACTATTTTCAAAGTAGGAGTAGAGTTTATCCAATCCTTCAGCATTCTGAGTAGTAGACAACATCCTTTCAAAAATACCTCTAATGTTTTGGGTAGTCTGTACTGGTGCTAAATCAGAAGTACTAAGTCTATCTTTAAAATCTTGGAAACCTTTTCCAATATCTGCCATAGTATCAAGGAAACCTTCAGACAGTGTATCAGAATATGCTTCTATTACTCTCCTAATTGCTTCCGGTTCTCTTGCTCTAATGTTATTTAGTTCTTGTGTGCTTCCTCCTAGTTCTTTCATTGTTTCTATAAAACTATCAAACTGATTTTCTACACCTTCTATAGCAGATTCTAAAGCAGTAGAATCTCCAAGTAGGGACTTCATGTAATAAACAACATCAGTAAACACATTTCTTCTCTTTTGTGCATACAATGCTGTTAATTTGTTAGCTGCTGTAGTTCTTTGTAAGTCTACAGTTGCTATCAAAGAAGAAGCAGCACCAAGTTCTTTCAATCTCTCTATTGCATTATCAAAAGTATCTGTCATACTTGAAAAAGCTGCTTCTTCTTCATTTTGTACTCTTCCTAAATTTCTAGTGTATTTAGTAATATCTTCGTAAGTACTTTGAATATTTTTAAAATTTATTCTAGCTGCTTCTGCTGCTCTGGCTGCTTCTGCTTGTGCTAGTTCTGCTGCTCTCCTTGCTTGTTCTGCTCTAAGTTGTGCTTCTCTTGCTCTAGCTTCTGCTTCTGCTTTCCTTGCTGCTTCTTGCTGTTCTATATATCCATAGTAAGAATCTAACGAAGATATCATTCCCAATAAAGAAGTATAAGTTTGTCTACCAGCATTACTTGTAAGATCCAACGTCTTTATAAGTTTAACAAACTCTTCTCTAGTTCTTGGCAATGCTAGACCAAGATCGTTAAAAGCATGATGTATTTCTGTAGACTGTAAGCTAAATCTTTGTGTATCAGTTAAAAAGACATTTACAAAGTTATCTACTGAAGCAGCTAATTCATCAAAACCTCCAGCAGCAGCAATTAGGTTAGAAGCATCTACATAGCCTAGACTTCTTCCCTTTATTCCTGTACTTCTTACCATCTCATTTACATTAGTAGTAACAAATACTCTTCTTACTTGTTCATAGGCACTATTAAATACTGCTATCATATCCTTCTGCACCATCTCTGCCCATTGGGTAGCTTGTGCATCCAGATCACCTTGTAGATCTAGCTTCATCCCCTTAGTACTAAATTCTATATTACTACCAGCTAACTTATCTTTTAACATATCTCCAAATTCATCTGGCAATGCAGCTATAGTTTGATCTGCAAGCTGGTAGACTTCCTCTGCTGCTGCATTTACTATATCATGTAATGCTTCTGCTCCCTGTACTTGCCAAGAATCTTCTGCCCACCTATCCTTATGCCACTGTACAGTACCGGATAGTAAATCACTACCCCACTTCTCTGTTCTGTTCTCTGTAAATGGACCTATAGTAGTATTTGGTTTTCCTCCACCACCAAACAAAGAACCAAGAAGACCACCTCCTAAAGATCCTAAAAAGCTACCAATGCCGGGAAGTATTGCTGATCCTATAGCACCACCGATAGAAGCACCAAGATCAGCAAAGCTGTCTTCTTTGAAGATTCCTAATGCTTGTCCTATTTTTCCTACTCCAAAACCCATTCCCAAACCAGTAAAACCGTCTAGTATTTTTCCACTCAAACCTAGTAGATCACCTAGACCATTCAACATATTCTTTCCAGTACTCCACAGATTCCCACCAAAAGAAATTATATCAGTCCAAAGTCCTTTAAGTCCACCTCCTATTGCTCCTAATAATCCACCACTAGCCCATCCACCAGTGATACCACCAGTAAGACCACCAAGCAAACCTTGGAAGATATTCATTTGACTACTAGCTGCTGCCATTTCTGCAAGTGTTCTAATGAAGTAATCCAACATCCTATCAGCAAAATCTTCAAATGTGTTTAACTGCCCTCTAAAAATATCATAGTAGACATCTGCTGTAGCATTCTGCACTCTTTCTAAAAATATTTTATTCGCTATATCACAGTTTTCTAGAGTTTCCTCATACTTCATTCCTACATTTACTTCTATATCTTCACTCATTGCCTCTGTAGTTCTTTCAAAAGATGCTTCTACATCTTTAAATCCTGCTTCTGGAAAGAATGCTTCTTGAACACTCTTCTGTAAATCTGTACTAAATTTAATATCACTAAGAGTAGGAATTTTTAATTCAAAACTATCAAGATCTTTAATGATGTTACTAATCTCCTTACCTGCAACTTCTGCTTCTTCTCCTACACCTTTTAAAGAGTCTTCCAAATCATCTAAGGAAGAAGAAAAACGATCTGTTTGTAGAGATGCTTCTTTAAAGAAACCACCAAGTAATATTCCCTTTGCTTCATCACCAAACTTGATATCGGCTAGTGTTTGCGTTTGTACTGCAACATTTTCTAAACCATCTGCAACAGCATTAAAAGTATTTGCTACTTCTTCTGCACTTTCAGCCATAGTCTTTACTGGCTTTGCTTCTTTTAGTTGTTCTCTCAATACTGATAATTTCTTTTGTAATTCCCCTATTCTTTTTTCATCTTCTTCAATAGGAACACCAAATACCCACCTCCAAAAACCACTATCAGTTCTAGCTTTCAGTTTGTCTAATTCAGTTACTACTTTTGATATTTCTTTTTCAATAGTAATTTTTCGTATGTTTTTTTCATAGTCTTCCATTGCTTTAGCTAACTCTTCAGTAGACATAGTAGCAGCTTCAAGCATGGTTAATTGTCCTTCATCTATTAGAAAGAGCACATCCCTATCAGTAATTTTATACAAAGTTTCTATTGCTTTTAGAAATTGGTTTACATATCCCATTCTATCTAATACAGACTGTATAAAAGTTTCGCCTTTTTCTTCTGCATCTTCTTCAGCTTTACTTAAACCAAAAAGTCTAGTAATTATATTATCAAAAGCACCTACTACTCTTGCTGATATGGATACTATTCTAGTTAAGCCTACATATAATTCTCCAAAGGATTCTGCTATATTTGAAATCATACTTCTTAATGCAGTTCCTTTTACCATATCAGTAAGATCTTTTAATGCTTCTGTTGTACCCATAACAGCTTTAGAAAATCCTGCTAAAAAAGCTTTTCCAAATTCAGTTTTAAGATTTTCTATATACCTACGCATGGAAAGTAATTGCTTCCCTGCTTTAGTCATTGCTGCTTCATATGATCCTTGTATAGCTACTGCTTGTTCATATACAGCATTTAATTTTGCTTGCATCCTTTCATTATCATTTAATTCATCAGTAGTTTTATTCATACTATCTGCTAGCTTTTGATATGACTGCTCAAAGCTAACATTTAAACCCATTGTCCGTAGTACTCTAATCTGTCCAGTTTGTAGACCATAAATTAATTGTTCATAAGCAGCAGAAGAATCCATGTTAGCAATTACTGCTGCATCTTGTGCTATCCTTGCAAGCTTGGTAGCATCAGTAAAATCTATTTGCGCTTGCATTGCTCTAATAGTATTTTGCCTTGCTTGCGTAGAAGTAATACCTAGCTTTTCTAGAGATTCTACTACTTCATACAATTCCTTTGAAGTGTGTCCTGCTGTTTGCCCCATTCGTTCCAGAACTACATCTAGCACCTCCTCCCTAGCAGCTAATAGAGTAGACTCCTTTATAAGATCAATTGCTTTTCTAAATGTGTGTATAGCAGTAGTAACCGCTGCTAATGCCAGTAGCCAATGTGACTTTAGCTTTGTAACCCATCCCATAGAAGACTTTGCGGTAGCACCAGTAGTAGCTTCTAGTTGATTAACTGATCCTACAGCTTGTTTCATCCCTTTGACAAATTGGGTATTATCTACTCCTAATTTAGCTATCAGGTTTCCTATAGTAGCCACTGCTATTTACGCCTCACTCTTTTTATTCTCTTCTGTTTATTCTTATGGCTTTCATTTACATCCTTGGCAAATGCTTTAAGTGCTTCTCTAGCTTTTGCCATGCTCTCTTCCGGTACTTCAAAAAATTGTTTTTCTAATTCTTCTAAGTCCGGTAAATAATCTTCTACCTTATATACTTTGTTTGATCCTTTCTTTTGTGGAGTAGTATTAAGAATTGTACACACTATCATAATTGTTCTTCTTAATTCTTCTCTAGGACCAAAAGGTTCGAGTAGATGAAATGCTTTCCAATACTTTAATTCTTTAGCAGACATTCTAGAAAGCATTTCATCTACTGTCATCCCTAAATGCCCGGCCAGTCGATGGTAGAATATTCGTTCTGGTCGGAGTATCAGTTTCCCACTAGTTCTTCTACATCATCATCAGTCATACCAGAAAGTCTTTGTGCTACCTCAAATACTCTATTGATAGCTTTACCAGACTTCTCTCCTAGTTTCTCTATATCTTCTCCTTTAAAAATCCTTTTCCCATTTTCATTTCTAATACACCTTGCACAAAGCCTAGCTCTTAGATTTGCGAGATTCCTTTTAGTATTTCTACCTTTACCAGTAGTAATCATAGTTTCCTCAAAGGCATCACGTTCCTTTGCTGTTAAACCATATACCCAAACACTTCCTCCCCACTCTGGAACTTCTACTAATTCACTCACTACATCTTGTACATTAAATATTTCATCTTTGGTTAAAATCTTAACCTTTGCTTCTACTATTTCTACTTCTTCCGTTTTTTTCTCGTCTTCCATGTTTTTCTCCTTTTTAAGAAATGCCGTTTGTTTTCATTAAATTGTTATTATGAACTTACACTGATTGCACCGGAAACTTTTAACGTAACATTAATAGTAATCTTATCATCCAAAGGAACATCCAACGGTAGATCAGTAACATAAGCAGCAAATTCCAAAGTAGTAGCAGCAGAATCAGGTAAGACAATTTGATAATTTACAGAAGTATCTGTATCAAAATCATCCTTCATGTCTTCATAACCTTGGTGTGTAAAGTTCATTACTAGTGATACTTCACCGGGATCTCTGAAAGCACTGATAAATTCCCGATAACCTCCAGCAGAATCTAGGGAAGTAACATCAATGAAAGCTCTTGACATACTAGGACCAGAAATACTATTTACTTCTGCTACTGCCGTAAAGCTTTCATTACTTGTTCCATCACCTCTTTTAAATGATGCACCGACACCACTAATTGCATTTGTAGTCATAACTTAAAAACAAGCCTCCTTTTTACTCTGTTCTATTTATCTCAAAATTAATACTCCACTTATATCTACCTCTATCATCCTGACCTAGATTGATAGGTTCAGAAACTTGAAAAACAGATATATATCTAGTACCTCCTATAGTTACATTATGCTTTCCATGTAGAGCAGTAGTAATACTTCTACATAGTGCATAAGATTCTTCATATTGGTTAATCTTCCCTCTAACTTCTATCATCACTCTAGGAAATTCATCTACTCTACTTGCATCTGGAAATGGTCTACCTCCACCAGAATCATATATGCATATACATTCATCCGGCACATCTGGCATAGATCCTATAAATAGATCTGTACCAAAAGTAAATAAACCAGAAGTATCTAACCAATTCAATAAATCTTTTGATGCTGGATTCATTTTATTTCAGCTTTCTTTTTTATAGTGTCTAGTATCTTTTTCTTATGCTTCACTAAAGGTTCTTCTAAAAACTTCCACCTACCGGCTTTTCTTGTACTATAAACCTTTCTTTTACTTCCCTTCTCGGGTTTATATATCTTTCCTGTAGGACTTTGCCCTCCTGTCTTACCAGCTCTAGGATTCTCATGTACAAAAGCAGCATAAGAAGCAGAAAAACCTATTACAGACATTAGTATAGAAGAATTTCCAACAATTTGTTTTGACTCTTGTACAGCAGCATTATGATCTACTCTAGCTTTTTCTGCTTGTTGGCTTGTACCATGAAAATTATTTGGTATTCCTCCTTCTGCTACTATTGCTTTTTCCATCCAACCACTAGGAGCAGGACCAATAACATATGCACTATTCTGCAAATTACCAGTTACTACTGGACAAATCTGCACTGCTTCTCCTTTAATATAAAGAGCAGCACTAATTAAACCAGAAGCCGTTCTATTATTGATCTTCTTAATCTCACTATTAATATTCTTAATAGTTTCTTCTATTCCCTTCCACTCTATTATTTTTGTTTGCTGTACCATTCTACTACTCCAAATAATAGAACTTTATAAAATCAGATCCTAATAGATCTGGTATCTTTCCTGTTCCTATTATCTTTCTAGATGCTGCTACATCTCTAGGACCAGCAGTAGAAGATGATAAATCATCTAAATCTCCTAAGAACAGGAAACCATCTATTGCCAAGGTAGAGTTAGTAAAAACTTTAGCAGTAGACATTTTCTCTTCTCCATCTAAACCTATCAACAACTTTTCTTTATCTTCCCATCTACAATCAATCTCTACTGGTGCATCATATGTTTCACCATACCCACTATTAGTAGAAGTCGCCCAATAGACCGCTGTCTGTTTATACTTCCTCTTCATCCTATTAATTAAAGCACTCAATTTATCACCTCAAAGGAACAAGTCTTCTTTCCTGTTTGTGCTAATATACCAGAAGTATCTAGTAGTAATACTTGCTGCCCATACATAGTACCCTCCAAACCTTTCCACGTTTGCCCACTATAGGTAGCTTGTGCATCTCCTATCTTCTCTGATACTGCTTCCCTTGCCAATGGAGTACATGATACTAGATGTGCTGCATACCATCTAGCAATATTCTTCAATCTTTCGGCAGCATGTATTCCAGTTAGTTTCTCTGTTACTATTGAATTTGCTACTTCACAAAATGGATCTAATTGTGCAGAAGTCAAATCTGTATCCATTATCTCCAATACATCAGCACCAGTTACATAATTTGTCATTTTACTCCTCCTTCTTCTTTATAATGCCAGAGTTTAGGAGATACAAAATCTTCTATTTCTTCTTTGTGGTATTCCAAGTCTAAATGTTTTATCATTTCTTCTGTTCCAGTAAAGTCACCATTGATAGCTTTAAATGGCCAATACTCTATTAGATCTATACTTAACATCTTCATTTCTGCAAATCTCTTCTTGTGTTCATTTATCCAAACCATCCAACCATTTCTTTTATTGAATGCTCTCATAAAAGAAGTCTTTAAACAAGAAGAACAAATATCATAGTCATCTCTTCTAACCAAAACCCATTTTGCTTCTGGAAACATTCTAACCCATATAGGATAGATCAAACAAAGCTTTGCTCCTTTAAAGAACCACACCGATTTACCATCATACCCTTGTCTATATAAAATATCCATTACTTCTTTCTTGTGTCTATTACATATCTCCATACTACCATTTGCATCCCAAGTAACTCTATCAATAGGAGGTAATGGATTCTGCCCCATTGGATCTACTGCTATACTTTTTAAATATGGTTTAATTACTTTATTTCGGATAGCAGTATTTTCATATTGTCCTTTCTGATTATTGGGAGTGCTACCAACTACTTCTCCTCCCCATGCTCCGCATCTACTTATTATCCCTGCGGTAAGAGAAGTTCCACTTCTAGCACATCCAGTTATTAGTATAGGTTTATCTTTCATTAGAAGTCACCATTCCATTCTTTTCTAAATACTGCTGGATTCCCTGCATAAACGCCCGGTTCATCTATATTCTTAACTACTACAGATCCCATACCTATAAATACTTTACTACAGATATGAATACCATTTCTAATAGTAGAATTTAATCCTATAAAACAATCATTTCCTATTAATGCAGATCCACCTATTACTGTTCCATCAGTAATAATATTTCTGTTTCCTATTCTTACATTATGTCCTATATGCACACCACAACCTATTTTAGTTTGACTTCCTATTACTGTATAATCCAAAGTAGCCCTAGCAATAGTAGAGTTTGCTCCTACTACTACTCCCTTTTTCAAAACAACACTTCCCATGTGTTTTAAACCCACTAATTCATTTTTACTGCTCTTTGGTTTATACACTGCATATCGCATTCCTTCATTACCAATAGATGCTGTAGGATGGATATATTCTGCATCAATCATATCTGCTCTATGATCCTTGTCTCTATTTACTTCATTGTGATAACGAATAAAATCTGCTATATAGTTTTCTCTAGGAAGTAGTAGACAAGCTTCTTCCTGTACCTCCTCCTTCCTAAGAGTTAATGGAATAAGAATTGCTACTTCACAACAGTAGGCTTTTGCAATATTGATTTGTGCTTCAGTTTTAGCATAAGTCATAGCATAGTCTACTAACAAATTAACAGAACAGGTTCTATAGTATTTCTTCATCAGATCTAACATCTTCCTGCTCCTTTGCCATTATCTCAAAAGGATGTGGTGGTTCTTCTGTTTCTCTGTAGATCTTCTGTACCCAACCTACTCCACATTCTTTAATTCTAGGTTTACCATGAAACAGTATTACTCTAGCATCTTTTGGTTTTCTTCCAAACTTGCAATGATGTTTAAAACTATAGTACCCATCAAAAACACTTTGTACTGTTTTTATTTTAAATCGTCTTTCTTCTAGTTTATTATAAGTATATCTCTGCTCCATCTTATATTTAAAATCTTCTTCTTTAAACATCTTGAATAACCAAGTCCAATTACCATTCCAAATCTGTAAACCAGAACAAAACTTCTCTCCTCTATTCTTTGCTAGTGCTTGTGGTTCAGCCATATAGAAAACATCTTCTGGACAAGTTAAAGCAATCTCTCCCAATCTATCTATATTATCTACTACCAACATATCAAGACCAGAAGCAATTGTTGGTCCCTTTGTTCGGAACATTTCTATCATGCTCCACCAGCCGGGAAGATTTTTCTGTAATTTAATTGTTTCCATGTATGGGTAGTCAATTTCTAAATCAGTATAACAAATAAATCTATGTGGTATTAATAAATGCTTCTTCACTTGTCTACAAAGTGTAATAGCATCAAACTCTTCAAAATCTCCACCAGATTTAAGTGTTACTACAAAGTTTACTATTTGTTTTTCAGCTAGATTTGCCATTTTTGTCTAACCTTTCGTTTGATGGAATTTCTTCCATAAATTTAGCTGGATTACCAACATATACTCCATAGTCATTACACTTGCCTACTACTACTGCTCCTGCTCCTATAAATGTTTCTCTGCCAACAACACATCCCGGTAGTAGTAAAGCACCCATTCCAATTCTTGCTCCATACATTACTGTAGGAGGAGTAGGATTAAATGGTGCGGTTTCTCTTCTCAAATGTACCATTCGTTTATCATTACCAGAAACTACCATCTGTCCTATAAATACTTTATCTCCTATATTCATTCCCTTTGTTATGTTGCATTGTGCTTGAATGAAACAATCTTCTCCTATTGTCAACCATCCTTCTATTACTGTATTATGCCCTATCTTCGTTCTCTTCCCTACTATTGTTTCTGGTCTAAGTACACAATTATGACCTATAAAAACACCATCCCCAATAATACAACCATCCTCTATTACTGTATTATGTCCTATTACTACATTCATTCCTATCTTTACATTTTTACCTATCATAACGTATCTTCCAATCTAACCCTAGGAACTATTAATGGATCTATTGCTGTTTCTTCTGAAGCATTTACAATCTCTACTTTCAATGCTTTCAAATCTTCTACTATTGTATGCATACATGGTAAATATCTACTTTTATATGCGTGTGGAACAGGAGGACTTTTATGATAGTTATGCCAGTTAAAAGTTACTACTCCTTTATGATCTTTCTTCCCCTGCATATCAAAACCTAGTAGTACTATCTTCTTTGCTCCAAAGTGGTAGGCAACATTTATTGCTGACATTCCACTATTCCCATTCCATGATATAAAACCCGGTTTTGTTTCTACTCCTTTTGGTTTCCCCCTCTTCCATATCTTTACTACATATAAATGATATAGACGTTGGCAAGAAGTCATCCGTAATCCGGGATATTTTAAAAACTCTTCTCTATTCCATCCCCACCATTTACAATCTCCAAAGTAACAAGCATCTACCCAAGTACCAAGTTTAAATGCATCATTTACACCTAATACTCTTCTATCATGTATTAGGTGTAGTGGAGATTGTTTTAAGCTAGGTCCACCACCTATTACATAGACTGTTTCTCCCTCCCATATTTTAGGAGGGAGAAATCTCCTTTTCTTATCGACATTCATTATTCTATCTTTTGCCTACGTTTTTTACTCTCAGCACCGCTTGCAATTTTTTCTTCTTGTTCTTCCTCTTCTTTTTCTTCTTCATCCTTGCCCCCTACTTCTACTGTTGGTTTTTCTGGTGCTCCCATATTTATAAGTTCATCAGCTTCTTTACTACTAAGAAGCCGATTATTTAATTTTTCTCCTGTATCCTCATTAACTACATCAAATCTATTAGAACCCCTACTTATCTTCCTTAATGCAGCAGCATCTTTTGTTTCTTCTACTTCTACTTCTTGTCTTACTATCTCATGGTCAACCAACACACCACCAGAAATTACTTCTAATTTAAACTCCCAACCCTGTACATTCCTACTATCTGGAAAATCATTGAATGTTTCACCGGGGTAGATCTTTGCTCTTACTGCTTTTGATGTACCTTCACCAGCTATTATAATCTGGTGTGGTCCATATCCCTTCTTTACTCTATAAGTTCTTTTGTTAGCCATTTTTTTCTCCTTTTTAAAGTACTCCCCCAATTGGGGGAGTACTTAGTTTAAACATTAGTGATATACAACAATACCACATCTAGCATTCTGATCTGCTCTCGGCTGCGGAAGCATAATAGTCATTACCATAAAATGCTGGCTCAAACCACCTCTGCTCTCCCACTGAAGAGTAGTCATAGGAAGACCAACTACCATTCTCATAACATCCTGCGTCAACTGCAACATAACAACATAATCGGCAGTAAGTTTATCTGCTACCGTAATAAACTGAATACCATCTACTTCCATAAGTCTCTGCCGAATAGTCTTATCAGAAGCAGCTTTAAAATCAGCATCAATAGCAGTTTCATAGTTAGTAGGAATGAAGATACCATACGGTCCATAATGGTAGGCATCTATCAAAGCCTGTTTCATAGCCAGTACATCAGCAAGCATTGTTTCACCAGTAGCAGCAGAATCATCCCAATCAGCAGTAAGAGATCCAGTATTGGCATTCGTAAAATCCTTAATACCATAAAGTACTCCACCACCAAAAGTAAAGTTAGAAGAACCATTACAAGTAAGTTCTTCCACCATCTCTGCTACTTTTCTTCCTGCCATTTCAGCACTGGTAGTATCCAACGGTTCACCCAATGTTCTAGACGCTTCCAACTGCCGAATATTTACTCTAAACTCCTTGTAAATAATCGGGAGAGGCATATACTTCGTGCTCCAGACCGGACGATCTTCTACCGCAGTGGGCAGTGGGTCCATTCCAAGAGAAGCATCATTAAATTCATTGAGATCTTCATACTGCAATACGGTCTTTCCTAGGCCATTGGGAATACTGTACACCAGACCTTTAGAAATAAAAGTATTTGCACACACTAGCCTATTCCTAGCAGCTTTCAAAACGGCATCGTCAAACTGCTTCCATTCATCTCTACGAAGAGTAGCATTTGCTACAGGAACAACTACTCCATTCTGATTCATCATGTAGCATCTACCATCATTTTCTCTCCATGTACGCAATGCACCAATATTGAAATTAGTAGCCATAAGCCGTTCTGCTACTGATCCTGTGGCTTGTCCATTAAGAATATAATCCATTATCCAAATTGCCTCCTTTAATTTTTATTTAATTATTTAAACATGCACAGACAAAACCCATAGGGATGTGCAGCAGCACCAGCAGAAGAAGAAGAAAGATCAATTGCTTCTAGAGCAATAGCAACAACGTCTTCTTCCATAACAACAGCAGAAGAATCACCGTGTGCTTCTCTCACTTCTCCATTACCAGCAGATACCAACTTATCTCCAATGGCAATATTTTCTCCGATCTTAACCTTCAAGTAGCATTTCGCACCGGGAGCAGGAATTACTGCTCTTGCCCTATCAGTAGTAGCATAAGCATCAGTCACTCCTTCACCTTCCAGATCATTCTCAATTGCTACCATAACAGGAATACATGATCCACCATCAGTAGAATGTTTCTGGAGTGTATTTGAAGAAGTAAGTTCAAGCAAATGCCCCGGATAGAAAGCTGCTGCCGGAACTCTTTCAATATACTCTACGTTTCCACCAGCAATAATAGTAGTAACTGTCATAATATAATTATGCCTCCTTTAAATCTTAAATTATTCTTTGTTCATATCTGCAAGAGTAGGTACAGCCATTGGTTCTACTCCTTCAGTATTAAAGACACCACCAGACCTACCACTATAGTCTGCTTCTCCACCTTCCGGTACAGGAGCTTCTACCAAAGCAGCAATTGCTTCCAGTTCTTCAATGTCTTTTGCTTTAAGCTGATCCTCTGTAAATTTGTTCTTCTCACTTCCGGTAATAAGAGTAATCAGCTTTGTCTTCTTTGCATCATACTCTTTCAAACCAATCCTAACAGTTTTCTGAACATCTTCTGGAAGATCTTCCATTGTCACTTTTTTCTCTTCATTATTCACCTGTTTCCCTCCTTCTTCTCCACCTTCTGCCGGGGGAGTTTCCGGTACATCTGGTTGTTTATAAGCGGTTTCCTCAATCTTGGCAAATGCTTCTTCATTCAAGCCAAGAAGCCATTCCTTGTCAGTTTCCCCATAGGGAGTATCCTCGTTTGCGATTAATGCATTCACTCTGTCTTCACAACACATATTATTAATTGCCTCCTTCTTCATTTTGTTTTTTACTTCTACATATTCTTTTTTAACTTTCACCTCAATAGGTGCTTCGTTAAATTCTACTTCACCGTTTTGAGTAGTAGAGTATTTTACTTTATATAGTTTACTCTCTTCACCTTCCTTATATCTCTCATAAACTATATAATCCTTATATGCATCTACAAGCCAAAAGCTCGTTCCTAGTGGTGCTTGTGACCTTACTGCATTAGCTAACTTCTCCAACTTCTCGAACATTCCATCTTCGGTCTTTGCATAGTCTAGCAAACCACTTAAAAAATGTTTTATCATTCCTTTTATTATATTATCATCTTCTTTTGCTGCTTGATTCCTTAGTAGTCCACACCCATCTGAAGTAGAACATGCTCCTTTATCATTTGGCAGCAAAGCTAGATGGTCCCCTCTAATTTCTGTAACAGTTCCTTCATAATCTTCTCCATTCCATGTACCACCTTCCATATCTACAACTGCTACTACTCCTGTACTTATTTCGCCTTTGTTTTTATAGCTTAGTACATCATTGATAAAGTTTGGTGCTTGTTCTTCTATCTTAGCAGTATTTATATATAGATCTGCTTTAATCTTATTATCAGCATATCTACTATTAAATACATTTCCTACCGTACATCTTTCATAAACTTCTGGAGTATCACAAGGTACATACTGTCCATCATCGTCTTTAGGATGCCCTACTGTTATTGGTGCTTTGTTCCAAACATTGGCATATTTCTCCAGTACATCACTAGAGTAGTAAAGCGGTCCTGCTCCTACTCCACTATGCACACCCTCTACTAGTAGTACAGCAGGAATTACTGTAGTAGGAGCATTATTAAATGTTATGTTCTTAGTTTCATTTACCAACAAAGTCACTTTGACTTGCAAATTATTATTCATTTGGTTGTTTGTCCTTTTCTTTTTAAATTGACTGTAACAAATAGCTGCTCTCTGTTTAGAATCTGAATATTCTTTTTTCATTACTTCACTTCCCATACATCTAGAAACGAAGTCTGATTGTTTCTCTCCCTTGCTTGGAGTAGGTATTGGCATTATTAGTCTGTCTCCATCTCTATCATTTTTGTATTCTCTTTTAAATCTAATAATTCTTGTGCTACCTTATCACCTTTCTTTGCTTTTTTCTTCAACCTAGCAGAATTAAACCAATCGTCGTTCAAAGACTCTTCTACTAAGTCTACTACAAATGGTGCTACCTTCTTTCCCATTTTACATCCCCTTCCAAAATAAGTCATTTATAGGTACTTGTTTATTTCCACCTAATACTATAAACTCTCTTTCAGACATAAACTTATTCTTCCACCAAAGCTCATGTGGTAGTACTACATCTTTGGTACTCATTTCTATCCTAGCTGTAACCCCACCAGCGTTTTTTCCAAACCCATCTGCTATTGACACTTCATCTGTATATCCAGACAAAGCATTTTCTCTAATTGGAACCAAACCATAGCCTTCTTTTTGTGCTTCTAAACACCTTGCTTTAAAGGCTGGTCCTGTTTTACTTCCGTCAGTTCCACGATATAGAGTAATTTTCTTTTGTCCTACTGCTCTATAATATTCTTGGGTAGCTGCTCTCACTCTTATATACTCGTCTATTACTCTGTCTTCCATACCACTTGCCAAATATTTCTTTACTTCTTTCTCTATAGACTCACTGGATACAAAAGCTTTTATTTCTCTGTTCTCTACTTTTGCTGCTACAAACTTTAAAGAAGCAGGATACGAACCTTGTGTAGACCCTTGCCAAATAGAAAGGAGGTTCATCACATTGGGGCATTCTTCGCTTATCTTCTTTCTGATAACACTCTGCATTGATCCTTCTGTCTTATCTTCTAATCCTTCAATAAACTTTCTGTACTCCTTCCTGTAAAGCTTGTATACATTCTCGTATTCCCCTCTCAGTGTTCCTACTTCTTCCGCTTCATACTTTTTACCTATCGGATACCTTTTAATCTTTACTGGTTCTTTCTTCTTTTTAGCATAGTCTAATTTTGCTTTAGCTTTTTCTATAGCCTTTTTCTTTATAGCTATCTGCTTCTCCAGTGCTGCTAATGCTTGTTGTTTAGCAAGCAGTTCTTGTTTAACCTTTACTGCTTTTATGGCTTTTACTCCTAATGCTTTTTCCCTCTTAGCAGCAGCTTTAGTATTGCTGCCATGAATACTTTTCATATAAGGTAGTAAAGCACATCTGCAATTTGGTTCACCTATTAACTCTTCTGCTTCTTGCCTAGTATATATTCTACCATGCCTTTCTATATGTGTATCTCTAACCCTTTCATCTAGTGCTGTCCACCACTGTACTAATATTTCTTCATTTACTATAGGTTCAAAATTCTCGTATTCGGTTAATGCTCCTAAATTATGTGTTCTTACTATTTCAGTTCGAGTAATCAATCTTGCTCTATTGATTGCTCTCATATTCTTTCCACCTACTGTTACCATACCAGTTTTATCTTTGTCAATAGTATCCAACATATTCCTAGCAATTTGATATGGTCCCTTACCTTCTGCTAGTCCTAATGATAGTACTCTACTTATCTGCCGATCCATTACTTCTGTAATGCCCTCTAGATCAGAAAAGATTCTACTATAAATAGGTTCTATTCTTTCTATATGAATAGGCTGATTAAAACCCACTCCAATACTTCCTTTCAGTACAGTGGGTGGTAAATCTTCTACTCCACTTGCTTTAAGCTCTGCTCTTCCTGTCAATATCCCTTTCTGATATGCCGTTTGAATATAAGTATTAGTCCACGGTTCTATCTTTCCTGTAAGTGGGTTCTTTACTTTCTCCAGTATTCCTATTTCTTGTTGTTCTTTTAACCACTCTATAAATTCATTTACCTTCTCTGCATCATTCCTATATTCAAAAGCTCTAAAACCGGGAGTAGACAATTTAATATTGGCTATCAGTTTTAGTTTGTTCATCTTCTCTTCTTTTAAACCTAAACAATCTTCCTTGACTACAGCTTTCCATATAACAGCTTTCAGTTCTCTGAAACGTCTAGCCATATCATTAGAAAACCTTCTTCTAAGTACTATAGTTCTGGTAGGATCTTGTTTCATGCTGCTAATGGATCTAATACTCTATGTTCTGCAACAGCACCGTAACCCTGCCAAGAAGACAATACTACATATATTTGAAATTCCCAAATACCAGATTCATCTATATCACTTGCTTGGGTAGTATATGTTAAATAATCTGTTCCCTCTAAAGCAGCGGTCCATTCTACCAGAGTACCTCCCGGTTTCTTTGCTCTTATCTTCTTGGTACTAGCACTGCTTATATCAGTACCAGCATTAAGCTTGATTACTGTTCCAACATCTCCTACAAACATATTAGACATTTTAAAATTCCTCCAATTCGACTATAGAAGTTAATAACTTCTCTGTAGTAATAGCTGAAGCTAGAGTAGCACTAGTTAATATAGCACTCTCTAATGGCACTTCTGTATAAGCAAGCTCAGAATCAAAAGTAGCAGTAATTAATATATTACTTCCTAAATTTGTTGTTGTTGCTATATATGAATCTAATTCTATAAGTTCTAGTAAATTAGTTTTTACCTGTACCCACTGCCCATCTAGTAAAGTTTCACAAACTATATCACCAGCATTTAAATTCCTTATAGCTTGTGCAGTAATACCAGCAATAGAAGTAGCAGCAGATATATCACCAACAGTTAAATCTCTTATAGCAGTTAAAGTAACATTCTCTATAGATGTTTCTGAAGATATTTCTCCAGCATTTAAATCTCGTATCCTAGTTAATATAGCAGGATCTATACTGGTACTACATGCAACATCTCCAGCATTAAGTTCATTAGAAGTAGTAACTTCACCAGCAGTAATAGAAGTTTCAACAGATATATCTTCTGCATTTAATGCTCTTATTCTTTGTATAGTAGCAGCATCTACAGCAGTATCAGACTCTATATTTTTTGGATTTACTGCTCTAATTGCTTCTACTACAGCAGGATCTACAGAACAATCGGATGTTACGTTTTCTGCATTAAGATTATGGATAACATTAAGTGTTACACTATCAAAAGTCGTTTCTACTTCTGCATCTTCTGCATCTACTGCCCTAATAACATCTAAAACTGTACCAGTAATTGTTGTATCACATGAAATATTCGATGCATCTAACTGTTCCGGTAGTTCTTCTGTAGAGAAAGGAGGTTCAGTAATATGAGTATCACAAGCAATGTCTTCTGGATTAATCGCCCATATAGTAGTTAAAGTAGCAAGAAGAGTAGTTTCAGATACAATATCTTCTGCTGTCAAATCTCTAATTGGTTGTATGGAAGCAGAATCTATACTGGTATCACAAGCAATGTCTTCGGCTGTTAAATCTCTAATTGGTTGTAAATCACCAGCACCAATAGTAGTATCACAAACAATGTCTTCTACTGAAATATCTCTTATAGCTTGAAGAACAGCAGAATCTATACTAGTATCACAAATAATGTCTTCGGCATTTACTGAAACAACAGAAACAATAGTTAGTGTAATGTCTTGAATAATAATAGCACTAACTACACTAACACTTGCACCATCTAAAGAAGTATTACAAGAAAGATCTTCTGCATTAAGTGGTCTTATAGGTTGTAAAGACATCCCGGCAAAAGCAGTATTACAATCCAGCTCTTCTGCATTTACTGCTCTAATCGGCTGAATATCTCCAGTACCAATAGTAGTATCACAAGCTACATTAGAAGCATTTACATCTACTGTTTGTCCAGATATTTGTACAGAAGGTTCTGTTATGCTTGTTTCACTATCTACTTCTGCTGCTTGTAATAACCTTATAGGCTTTAAATCTCCAGAAGTAATAGATGTTTCACTATCTATTTCACTAGCATCTAATGCTCTTATTGGTTGAAGATCAGCAGGATCTATAGATGTTTCACTACCTATTTCAGAAACATTCAAATCCCAAGTGAAATTTATTACAGTGCCAACAAGAGTAGTATTACAAGCTATATCTTCTGCATTAAGATCCCAAGTAAAATCTATTGAAGGAACAGTAACAGAAGTTTCACTATCTATTTCTCCAGCATTTAAGTCCCAAGTAAAATTAATACTTGCTGGAGTTATGCTTGTTTCACTATCTACTTCTGCTGCTTGTACTGCTCGTATTGCTTGTAGAGAAGCAGGACCAACAGAGGTATCAGAATCTATTTCACCAGCATTTACTGCTACCGGAGTAGCACCAGCAGCGGTGGTTAGAGTAATTGCCATTGTAGCAAAATCTACATTGCTTACATTTTCATGTAATCTAAAATAATAAATTTGAGAAGGATCAGCATTAGAAGTATCAATTACCCATTGAGTTTCAATCCAATTTTCAGCAGCATTAGTAATAGTGCCTGAGTCTGGTAAGGTATTATCTCCTTCATTCAAATAACAGTGTTCTGGAGTAGTAGCAGGAACACAACTAGCTTCATTAGATAATCTAGAAGTACTACTCCCATCATCGGTTCCTACTCCCGAGCCGGGATCTAGCTGTCCATTGCCAGAGTCTACTCCTATATCATACCAATTTATACTATTGGGGGAATATTGTAATTTTAATTGACTACCATCATTAGTTTTATTACAACCACCAGCAGAAAAAGCATTTATACAAAGAATAAACTGGTCCCCAACATCAAGCCCACTATAGCTTATGTCTTCATTCGCTAAAGGAGTCCAACCATCATCATAGAATCGGGCATGTCCAGCGGTATCTAAATAACTATTGCCCATTAGTTTTCTACCTTAATTTGTGCATATCCTAAAGAAGAAAACGCACCAGTATAATTATTCCACCCTGCTACTAAACAAGCTGCTTGTGTCGCTCCTGTTCTATAACTCAAAGTTCCTTCATCTGCACTAGAACCATAATAAACATTTTGATCTACTTCTACATTATGTACACCAGTATTCACCATTTCAAATATTGCATACTGTCCTGCTTCTAATTCTAATGCTTCATTATCTCCTGATCCTGTTATTGTTCCTGTCTTTTCAAATATCCCTTGTACAAAGGTTCTAGTATTGTCTTCCAATACTCCACTAGCTTGCCCCCAAGTAGTAGAACCAGAAATTGCTGTATATATAGAAAGACTCGTTCCAGCTATATCAGTAGCACTTGGAATATTAGAAGCATCTAATGCTCGTATAACATTCAATATAGCAGGATCTATACTTACTTCACAATCTACTTCTTCTGCTGTTAAATCTCTTATAGCCTGTAAAGTAGCAGCAGTAATACTAGTAAGACAACTTATATCTGCACAATATAAATCTTTTATTACATTAAGTATAGCTGGATCTATAGAAGTTTCAGAATCTACTTCTTCTGCATTAAGTGGTCTTATAGGTTGTAATGTAGCTGGTAAGGTTGTTTCAGAAGCTATATCTCCTGCTGTTAAATCTCTTATAGGTTGAATACTACCAGCAGTTATATTAGTATCACAAACAATATCCGCAGGAGTTAATTCTCCAGAAACAGAACCTTCAGTAATATGAGTATCACAGGCAATGTCTTCTACCTGTAAGAGTCGAACAGCGTGTAGAGTAGCTGGTAATGTAGTATCTACATTTAAATCTTCAGCAGTAATATCTCTTATAGGTTGTAGACTTGCATTTACTAAAGAAGTATCTATATTTAAATTATCTGCTGAAACATCTCTTATAGGTTGTAGACTAGCAGCAGTTATAGAGGTTTCACTATCTATCTCATTAGCATCTACTGGTCTAATAGCTTGAAGGCTTGCTGCTTCTATAGTAGTAGAACAATCTACTTCTTCTGCATTAAGTGGTCTTATAGGTTGTAATGTAGCTGGTAAGGTTGTATCTACATTTAAATTAGCACAATCTACTGCCCTAATAGGCTGAATAGAAGCATCAGCAATGCTAGTATTACATGCTATATCTCCAGCATTTACATCTACTGTTTGTCCAGATATTTCAACATAGCCAGCAGTAATAGAAGTTTCAGAGTCTACTTCTTCTGCTTGCAACAATCGGACAGGTTGTAAACTTGCTGCTCCTATAGAAGTTTCACTATCTATCTCTGCTGGTGCTAAATCCCTAATAGGTTGAAGATCAGCAGGATCTATACTGGTAGAACAATCTACTTCTTCTGCATCCAATGCCCTAATAGGTTGTAGACTAGCAGCAGTAATAGAGGTTTCGGAGTCTACTTCACCAGCATTTAAGTCCCAAGTGAAGGTTACTGAAGGTTCAGTAATTGTTGTTTCTGAATCTACTTCTGCCGGGGCTATATCTCTTACAGGTTGTAGAGAAGCAGGACCAACAGAGGTATCAGAATCTATTTCACCTGCTGTTAAATCTCTTATTGGAGTAAGAGAAGCACCAACAAGAGTAGTATTACAAGCTATATCTTCTGCATCTACTGCTGTTGCAGAAGGCGGTCCTGTGTTTGTAAGAATACTAAAAGCTGCTGCACTAGCTGGAGGAGAAAAAGTAAATTCTATTACATCACTTGCTGCTAAGTCTAATGAATAAATAAAACGACCATCAGGAGCAATAACAACCTCTACTCCATCAGTAGGACCAAACTGCTCTGCTCCTCCACCAGCACCACCAAGAGGATCTACCACAGTGGTAATAACATTTAAATTAGCAGGAGTTAAGCCTCTAGTAAGAAGAGTAAAAGTAGCTGCTGTAAGAGTAGTATTACAAGCTATATCTTCTGCATTAAGTGCTTTTGCTACAACACCAAGAGTAATAGACAGTGCGCTCAT